CTGATCACCCGCAAGCTCACCAAACGGGTCGTGATGTGTCTCCCCTATGGGCTCACCCAGAGCTCAGCCCGGGACTACCTCCGACAGGCCCTCCCAAAGGGCCACGGGATCCCCCTGCCTGACCTGGTGAATGCGGTCTACCGCAAGGCCATCCCGGAGGTCCTTCCTGGCCCCATGCGGGCCAGAGAGTGGATCCAGAAGGTGGTGAACCAGGTCTCTCATGACACCGGCCGCCCTGTAGCCTTCACAAGCCCCTCCGGCTTCCCCGTGATCCTGGACAAGCGGGTCTACCCAACCGAGCTGGTCGACACCAAGCTCCTGGGCCGGCGCATCCGGGTGACCGTGGCGGACTTCGACTCCACCACCGCTCCGCTCAACAACCGCAAGATCACCATCGGCTCAGTGCCAAACCTTATCCATGCCTTCGATGCGGCCCTGCTGCACCTGGCCTTCGATGAGTGGGAGAGGCCGATCGCCCTTGTCCACGACTGCATCAGCACCCTGTCGTGCGATGTGGCATGGACCATGGCCCACATCCGCGAGATCTTTGCTACGATGTACGAGGAAGACCAGCTGGGCCGCTGGGCTGATCAGCTCGGAGTCCCCGTGGACCCTGAGGTTATGATCGGAACCCTTGACCCCGCTGAAATCCGCGAATCCAACTACCTGTTCTGCTGATGTCCTCACGCAAACAAGACTCTGCCCGACTCTCTGAGCTGGGACAACAACTCCACAGCATCGCTGGAGGATCCGTCCAGATGGTCGGCCTCCTCGAGCAGCTAAACAATGCCCTCGGCGCGCTCTCTTCGAAGGTGCAGGTGTTGGAGGAAGCCAACGACGACCTTGAGCGGCAGCAGTTATGGCGCCGCCGTGCTTGATGCGGCCGCTCCATAGGATCGCACCGCCACTCCGCCGCCCTGCCTCTCTCCACCTCCCTTCGATTATCTGCCTCCTACCTGACCACCCGGGGCTGACCAGCCGCCCCACCCAAGGCCCTTCGGTCACTGGATTCCATCCCATCTCTCCATTCCCCCTTCACAAGCCAAATGGCACTCGACAAGCGCGACCAAGCCAAGGTAGACACCTACGACTTCCACGCCCCTAAGCCTGCTGACCAGTACGAACCTCGCGCCATCGGCGTGATTACCATCTTCCAATACGGCATCAACAATGCTGGAGACGGTCTCAAGAGCATCGGCACCCCTTACAAGGTTCGCTTCGAGCGGGCCCAGACGGATGAAGCCATCAAGGTCGCCAAACGTACCGTCAAGGCCCTCAACGCCGGCACCCTCGATGTTGACTCTCCTGTGATCACCCTCTCCAATGGCCGCCCCCGTGGTCGTCAGAAGGTGACCGCATGAACGGATTCGGATCCCTATTGACAGTCTTGTTTATTAGCCTCAAGCTCACTGGTCATATTTCTTGGCCGTGGATCTGGGTGCTGGGTCCATTTTGGATCCCCGCTGTCATTGCTTTGGGGATGCTGCTGGTTGCGGCCATTCTCCGCCGCTAATCCCCTTTCACCCCGTCCCTCGGGGGGGGCCCTGTGCTCCCCTATCCCCACAAACTATGGCTTCCTACGAGGAGATCGCCGTACTGGCCTCCGACATCAACACTGCTTTGGGCACTACCATCGCTCCGGATGCCCTGGAGCACATCATCGAGATTCACCTGGTGGAGGACTTCCCTGATGTCCCCATCCAGGAAGTCAAGGAGCAGGTCTTCAACGCTATCCTCCTTTCTGACGCCCTGGTGGCTGCTCAGGATGGTGAAAGCATCGAGACCATCGAAGCTGAGGTTTCCCAGACCGCTGAAAAGCTGGGGGTGGAAGGATGAGCATTTCTGCCACGTTCTTCACCCCGCTCAATGCGGTAGCCCAGGCAGCCTTTGGGGTTACTCCAACGGCAGAATACCTGGACACAACCTTTACCGAGAACTTCGACATCGACCTCGACGGAGATCCCAACTCCATCGATGATCTGACTGTGTTCTTTGAACCATTCTTCAATACCATCCGCCTTCAGCAATCCAATGAGTCTTAAACATACCGACTTCGTCATCACCACCAAACTCGAGGGCTTCATCTCCCTCAAACCCTCCGGCAAGTTCAACAACTGCCGCATTGGGTTTACCCTGAGCGACGAGGAGTTTGAAGAGTTCGAGGATGAATACACCAAAGCCATCGAGGCCGGAACCGCTGAGCTCACTAGCAAACACCCCGGATCCCGGGTAGGTGTTGAAGCGCAGCCCTGGGGTGAAGATGGCTGCATCAAGTATTCTTATGGCAACCCCAATCCTGGTCCGGAGGATTCCAAGAAGCCCGACTTCCTGTGGGTCCACGGGCCGGATAACCTCCCCTTCGACCTCTCAACGATGGTCCTGGAGGGAAGCACGGTTCAACTGGCCATCCGCCTCAAGCCCTACATCTTTGGCAAGAAGGTAGGCCTCAGCCTTCGAGTTCGTGCAGGCAAGATCATCAGCGTGGTCTCCAAGGGTCAAGCACCTCCGCCTGTGACCAAGGATGAGGCTGCCTCCCTGTTTGGTGCTGGCCCGGTGCTCGCGCCTGAAGACGACGACATCCCGTTCTGACACCTATGCCGGCCTTCCGATCGAAGCTCGAGGCAGCAGTCTGGGCAACGATCGAGGAGGCCCAACCGGGTGCCCAGTTCGAAAGCCTCAAGCTGCCCTACACCCTCGCCCACACATACACTCCAGACATCATCCTGCCCAGCGGGATAATCCTGGAGGTCAAGGGGAAGTTCATCCAGAAGGGTCATGATTGTCGGCCAAAAATGCTGGCAGTCAAGAAGGCCTTTCCTGGCCTCGACATCCGCTTCGTCCTTCAAAACCCAGGAGCACCAGCTGCCCCTCGGGCCAAGATGACTCACTCTGAGTGGTGTGATAAGCATGGCTTCAAGTGGTGCCACTACAAAACTATCCCCCCTGAATGGCTCCTCTGATGGCAACCTCCAGACACGTCTCCAATCCCACAACCGAACTCACCCTGTCTGCCAACGAAGCCTCCTGGCTGAAGGCTGTCCTCCAGAATCCATGCGGAGGAATCGAACCCATTGCGGAGGATCCCTACGACGAACGGATTCGCCTCGAGATCTTCAACTGCCTGCGCTTCATCTGAATGGCTCCGATAAACCACAACGATCAAGACTCCGAGTTCGTTCGACACATCCCCTGCCCTTCCTGTGGATCTTCTGATGCCAACTCCCTCTACACCGACGGACACGAGCACTGCTTCACCTGTGACAGGCACACGGGCCCTGACGGAGAGGTCGGTGGAGGAGCGCCACAGGCTCCTGCAGTCGATCTTCCAGGGGGGGTCACTGCTCTCCGTTCCCGTGGGCTCTCTGCAGAGACCTGCCGCAAGTTCAGCGTCCGCCTCGACGCCTTCAACAAGCGGATTATCCTCCCCTATCACGATGAAGCAGGCCGGCTTGTAGCCTACAAGTCTAAGTACCAGGACAAGACCCACCCAGTCACGGGTGATCTTCCTGGGACCCTCTTCGGTCAGCACCTCTTCGGAGGTGGCAAGTCTCTCGTAATCACCGAGGGTGAGCTGGATGCCCTGGCTGTCTGGCAGTGCCGACCCAACTGGCCTGTGGTCTCGGTCCCCCTGGGGGCCAAGGCCGCCAAGAAGGCTATTCAGGCTAACCTGAAGTGGCTCCTCAACTTCGAGGAGATCGTCCTCTTCTTCGATAACGACGACGCAGGCCAAGCAGCAGCGCAAGAATGCGCCCCCCTGTTGCCTGGTGCTCGCACGTTCATTGCCACCGCTGCGCCCCTCAAGGACGCCAACGAAGCCCTCCTCGCTGCCCCTGAGAATGTCCGTCAAGCCATCTGGAACAAGAAACCCTGGCGCCCTGCAGCTGTGGTTTCCGGAGAATCACTCTTTGCGCTCATTTCTACCCCACTTCGGGGGCGGGATGCTCTTTGGCCTTACAGCGGCCTCAATGATGCTACCGGCGGTCTCCGACGTGGTGAGCTCGTCACTCTTACGGCCGGCACAGGCGTTGGTAAGTCCACCTTTTGTGGTGAGACAGCCCAATCCCTAGTGCAGCAGGGCGAGAAGATTGGCTATGTGGCCCTGGAGGAATCCCTTCAAAGGGCTGCCCTCCGACTTACCTCGATTGCAGCCAACAAGCCTCTTCATCAGGACAACACCAGCATCGGCCCCGAGGAGCTTCGCAAGGCCTTCGACGCTTCGATTGGATCTGGTCGGGTCGTCTTCAATGCCGACTTCCGAACCGTGGACCCAGTAGAGCTCTTGAACGAGCTACGCTTCATGGTCATGGCTGAGGAGTGCAACTGGCTCTTCGTTGATCACCTCTCTATCCTCATCTCCGGCAACGACGATGGGGACGAGCGGAAGCTGATTGACCTCACGATGACCCGCCTGCGGAACTTCGTCGAGGAGACCAACTGCGGCATGTTCCTGATCAGCCACCTTACCGGTGTCCAAGGGGGCGGTAAGTCCCACGAGAGTGGTGGCAGGGCTCATCTAAACCAGCTGCGTGGCTCTCGGTCCATCGGCCAACTCTCTGACACCGTCATCGCCCTTGAGCGGGATCTGGAGGAGGGTGAGACCACCACAGGCGTGCGAGTTCTCAAGTGCCGCCACAACGGGCGCACCGGCCCAGCCGGGAAGGTGTGCTACAATCCAGAGACCGGACGGATGCTCGAGGATCTCTCCGGCTACTTCCCACCCACACAAGAAAAGGAGGACGTTCCATTTTGACCAACGCACGAGAAGAGCTCCTACACTTTCTGGAGAACAAGCCTGATGTGGTCTGCTTGACTTTCTCCCGTCTGCAAGCAGACTGGGATGAGGGCCCCTACACCACCGGCACCCTCGAGGAGATCCTACCCCTCATGCACTTCGACTACGACTCAGGCTTCGGCTCTCAGGAGCTCTATGGCACCATCTGGTTTGCCGATGGATCCTGGGCTACCAGGGGTGAATACGACGGATCTGAGTGGTGGCAGCATCATACCCCTCCGGTTCTCCCTCAGGGGTTCCAATGAGGCTAGCCTTCGACCTCGAGACCAGCGGCTTCATGCGGCATGGGTTCGACACGATCCACTGCCTCGCGACCCGCGACCTGGACACCCACGAGGTCCACGTCTATAACGACCAGGGCACCCACGAGTCCATCGTGACCGGGATAAAGTACCTGGCCGAGGCTGACCTCTTGGTGGGCCATAACATCATCAACTACGACATCGAGGTGATCCACGCGCTATACCCTTGGTTCGACGCCAAGGGGATCGAACTCTGCGACACCCTGATCCTGTCTCGTCTGTTCTTCCCTCATATCCTGGGATTGGACTACAAGGTCCGTAAGAAGGGCATGCCGCTTAAGCTGTACGGTAGGCACAGCCTGGAGTCATGGGGCTGGCGCCTCGACTGCCACAAAGGTGACTACAAGGATCATGCCGACTGGACCACCTGGTCCCAGGAGATGCAGGACTACTGCGTCCGCGACGTAGACGTCACAAGCCTCCTTTGGGATCGCCTAAAAGGTAGAGCCGAGCAATTTACACGGGCCGTGAAAATGGAGCACGACTGTGCCCGGGTCATGGCCATCCAAGAGCGATACGGCTGGCCCTTCGATGTGAAGGCCGGGGAGCAACTCGAAAGCGTTCTCAGAAGCGAGTCAGAACAGCTGGCTGCTGAATTGCGTGATGCCTTCCCTTATGTGGCTGGCAAACAGATGACTCCCAAGCGGAACAACTCCACCACAGGGTATGTCAAGGGTGCCCCGTTCACCAAGCTGGCTGATTTCAACCCCACCTCCCGCGATCACATTGCCTGGGTCTTCCAGACCTGGCGAGGCTGGGAGCCAGAGGAGTTCACCGACACCGGCAAGCCCAAGATCGACGAGTCGGTTCTCTTGGCCATCGACACCCCCGAGGCCAAAACCTTCGCTCGCATGCTCGCGCTTCAGAAGGGGCTCGGTCAGCTGAGCGAGGGGAAGAACTCCTGGCTCAAGCAGGTCACCCGGGAGGGTCGCATCCACCACTCCTGTTCCCTTGCCACTAACACCGGACGCAATGCTCATCGTTCCCCCAATCTTGGTCAGGTATCCTCTGACCCTCGCTGTCGTGCTCTCTTCGGCCCTGGCGACGGTTTCGTGGAAGTGGGGGCTGATGCTTCGGGTCTGGAGCTTCGGATGCTTGGACACTACCTCGCGTTCTTCGACTCCGGCCGCTTTGCCGACATTGTCGTCAACGGAGACATCCACCAGATCAACGCCGACGCTGCCTCCGCAGCCCTAGGGCAGGAGATCACCCGCAAGGCCGTCAAGACCATCACCTACGCCTTCCTCTACGGGGCCGGCGACGAGAAGCTCGGCCGCACCGTCAACCCCCTCCTGAAGGGGCGAGCAGCTGCCGCCTTTGGCAAGAAGGTGCGGGCTGCCTTCGTGCAGGCCATCCCCGGCCTTGGGCCCCTCCTGGAGTCCGTCAAGGCCCGCTCCAAGGACGACACCCTCAAGGCCCTCGACGGTCGGATTCTCCACCTACAGGGCAAGCAGCATGCCGCCTTGAACTACCTATTGCAGTCCGCAGGTGCCATCGTCTGCAAGAACTGGGTGGTGGAGAGCTACCGGCGCATAGATCTTGAGCTTCGGCTAGGCGTTGACTACACCCCTCTGGGTTTTATCCACGATGAGATCCAGGTGGCCGTTTCCCCTGTGGAGGTGGATACCGTCGAGCGGATCCTCACCGAGTCGATCGTCACGGTCGGCGAATCCTTCAACCTCAACGTGCCCCTAGCCTCTGAGGCTAAGCACGGTCCAAACTGGGCCTCGTGCCACTGACAACCATGACCGGACAAGAACTGATCAGCAAGCTCTCAGAGCTGGGCCCTGACCTTCTCAAACTCCCTGTCCGAGGGAAGTCTGTATGCCGCCACTACGAGTATGCTCGAGGGACTTCAGAAGTCTCTATAGCCGGTGCTGATTGCGACGACAAGGAGTACCTGGAGATAATCCATCCTGATGAGGAATGCTTCGATGATGCTTCCGTCCACAAATTCATTCTGATTGGTTAATGACAAAACGCCCCGACATCCTTCTCATTGACGCGGACACCCCCGCCTACGTCGCCTGCCAATCCTCGGAAGTCGAGGTTGAGCATGGCGACTGGCACATGGTGGCCTCGAACTTCCCGCAGGCCTGCCGTCGTTTCCAGGAGACCCTCGAGCTCTGGCAGAAGCACTTCCAGTGTGACACCATCGAGCTCTTCTTCACCGGTCGTAACAACTTCCGGAAGACCGTCGATCCGGAATATAAAGGCCATCGCCAGAAGCGCAAACCCTTGGGCTTCTACCGCCTGGTCAAGCTAGCCCTCGAGCAGTACCCTGCCCAGTTGGTAGAGGGCCTTGAGGCCGACGACCTCCTCGGCATGCGCTGCCACCAGACCGAGCTCAACGTCGTTCTGATCTCTGCCGACAAGGATCTTCGACAGATCCAATGCCGACAATGGAACGGGACCGAAGAGGTCACCCCCACCCTGGAGGAGTGCGACCGCTTCTTCTTCCAGCAGATCCTCACAGGGGACGCTGTGGACGGCTACAAGGGCTGCCCTGGAGTGGGAGCGGTCAAGGCCAAGGCTCTGCTTGACAAGACCCCCAGGGAGCTGTGGTGGGAGGCTATCGTCCACACCTTCGTCAAAGCTGGGCTCTCGGAAGCAGACGCTTTACAAAATGCCCGCCTTGCCCGCATCCTCCGTCCGGGGGAGTATGATTGGAAAGCACGCACCCCCATCCTATGGACCCCCTCATAGTCTCAGCCTGGGGCACGGCTGCCCTGATCATCATCCTCTTCCAAGATCCAAATGTCCCTCAGTACACCCAGCTTCAAAGCAATCGATTACGCCAGAAGACTCAAGAGCTACTGCTTTCCTACCGACTTGCCGCATCCCTTGCTCTCACCCAACGCTCATTTCGAAACGACTGGCTCGGACGGCAACTTCGAGCCCGTGAACTCCGCGCCATCCAACGAAACCCAGCCTACCGTGAGTTCTTCAACAATGACCACCCCTCAAAGTGACATCGACGCTACCCTGGCCGAGCGCGGAAAGCGCTATGGGGACTTCGTGGGCCATGCCCGGGTGACCCAGCGGCTGAAGGCTGTGCTGGAAGACGAGCTTGCCCAGAGGGGGAAGTTTCTTGCTCCTGACCAGCAGGAAGCCATCGAGATGATCTTCCATAAACTAGGCCGTGTCGTCAATGGCGATCCGGATTACGCTGACTCCTGGCATGACATTGCCGGCTATGCTAAGCTGGTCGAGGACCGTCTTAACCAGGAGCAAGCAGAATGAGCCGCTCATCCATCGCCCCTGACATGACCCACCAGCACGAGGCCCTCACCTGGAGGAGTGCTTTCGGGATTGCCACCCCGGCTCCTGATACTGCCGGTTTCCAGCTGGGACTGATCGACGAGGAGTTCACCGAGTTTCTCGAGGCCAACGCCGAGGATGACGAGGCCCACACCCTCAAGGAGTTGACCGATCTGGTTTTCGTCTGCTACCAGTTCGCCGCGTCCAAAGGCTGGAACCTAGACCTTGCTCTCACTCGGGTCTTCGAGTCAAACATGAGCAAGCTCGACATCGACGGCAAGCCGATCCTCCGGGAAGATGGTAAGATCCTGAAGGGGTCCGGGTACTTTGAGCCACAGCTGGAGGATCTGATCCCATGACCATGGAACTCTTGGAGTTCGTCTCCGGCTACACCTGCTCCCACTGCGAGAGGCGTATCAAGAAGGGGGAGGACACCTACCAGTCCGACCACGGCCGCAACCGCGGCATGTTCAGCCTTCACGCCAGCTGCATCGAGGAGCTGTCCCAGCACTACAGGCGTCACACTGCCGGCTGATCCATGACCCGACCCACCTACTCCACCTGCCGCTACTTCACGGAGACCGACCAGTGTCGACGGTTTCCTCCTCTGGCTCCTGATCTTGGAGGAGCCAGCTTCCCGCTCGTCTACCCTGACACCTGGTGCGACGAGCACGAACCGAAAACCCCCATCGTCACCGAAAACCTCACATGAGCTACAGGGATTGGGGCTTCACCCGCGATGCTCCAGGCCAGCATGCGCTTTGTAGGGTCTGTAATTGTTCGATTCCCAAAGGACAAGACTCGATCCTCCTTACTACTCGATACGCTGATAAACAGTGTAGAATTTTCTTCCACCCAGACTGCTTCCCTGAGAAGTCCTCCATAGTATGACCCAGCCAGTCTCCAACCTCATCTCCCGCACCGGCCGGGTCCAGTCCTGGCTCGACAACCCGGACAGCCGTCTCCCCGTCTCCTGCACGGACTTCGTGGTGGAGGATCGGATGGAGGGCCCTGATGGCATCGAGGACTCCTGGAGGTTCACCTCCTATGCCCTCCGCAATGGGGCCGGCGTCTCGATCCATCTCTCCAACCTACGCCCCAAAGGACACGAAAATGGCCGCGGCCTGACCGCTTCCGGCCCCGTGTCCTTCGCCAAGATCTACTCCACCCTGAACGAGATCCTGCGGCGCGGGGGCACCTTCAAGAACGGTGCCATCACGCTCCACCTGGACTACTACCACCCCGACGCACTTGAGTTCATCACGGCCGACCGCCGCGAGCTCCCCTGGGTGAAGCGGTGCCTGGACGTGGACGAGAACTTCCTCGCGTGCTCCGACCCCGAGATCATCGAGGCGACCCTGAAGGCCATTGCCTCCGGTGACCTCTGGCTCAACAAGATCAAGCACGACGCCCAGGGCAAGCGCATTTACGGCAACGTCTGCCTTGAGGTCTACCTCCCCCACCGGGGAACCTGCCTCCTGCAGCACGTCAATCTCGGCCAATGCACCCCGGATACCCTGAAGCAAGCCTTCGTCGAGGGCATGACCTCCCTGGTGGAGATGCACCCCCACACCGGAGTGGATGCTGATGGCGTCTACCTGAGCCCTTCCGAGGATCGTCAGGTCGGCCTTGGTGTCCTCGGCCTGGCCAACTTCCTGGCCCAGGAGGGGGTGACCTACGAGCAGCTGGCTGAGGCAGACTGCATCGCGTCGAGTGGCTGCGCCATGCCATTGGAACTGATCAAGGCTGAGCGCATCTTCATAGCCCTGGAGGATGCTGTGTATGTTGCCGCCTCCATCGCCCGCAAGGCAGGCTTCGACCGGGCCTTCGCAATCGCCCCCACCGCCTCATGTGCCTATCGGTCCACTGACAAGCGGGGCTACGCTTGCACCCAGGAGATCGCTCCCCCCATCGGCCGCTCGATCGACCGGGACTCCGGCACCTTCGGGGTCCAGACCTACCACTACCCGCCCGACGTGGAGATCGCCTCCGAGGTTGGCTGGGATGATTACAAGGCGGTGGCTGATCTCTTTGTTGAGATCTTCGAGGGTACAGGCCTCTTCCACGGCTACAGCTTCAACTCATGGAGCGACGTGGTCACCTACGACCGTTCCTTCCTGCAGGATTGGCTGGACAGCCCCCAGACGAGCCTGTACTATGCCCTTCAGGTGGCACCCGACACACAAGCCAAAGACGATGCACTGGGGATCCTCGGAGACAATGCCAGTTGGTTTCAGTTCGATCCCATCGAAAATGACGACACCGAGGTTGTGGCAGGTTTCTGCAGTGGAATCAATGGAGGCTGCAGCGAATAGAACGCCAAATCTTCCAAGTACCTGGCTCTCTATTCATAGAGAGGTCGCTAGATCGCTGGAACGGAGAAGGATTCATAGCTTGGAAGCCTTTCTCCAGCATGTGCTTTACCAGCCGCCAGGATCTCCTCAGGTTCATCAGCTGGCCCGCAAAGACCCCTACCGGGGATGCAATTAGGGAGTGGCTAAAGAGCTTTGATGCTCCGGAAACACCACCTAATGCTCCACAGCCAACTTCACTGCTATCAGATGAACTTCTCGCCACCGGCTTCGGTCCGGAAGCCCATGCCCTGGATGAAACCGACCCGAATCACCTTACTCGCACTGTTATCTGATGGCCTCTCCAAGTCCGTATGTCTCCATCCTCACCCGCAAGCGCAAGTGGACCCCCACGCAAGTCTCCAAAGGCGTCGTCAGGATTGGGACTTCTGAAACCCTTCATCGCTGCCTGGCTCTACGGCATCTCGAGCTGCCTGTTAGGGATCTTCTTGAGGCAGGCCTTGCACGGGACCTTCCCCCCACTGAAGGGGTGGTGGCTGCCCTGAGGTCCAACATGGCCGACGAGGAGCGCCACGATCAGGCCTTGAACTTTGTGGTTGAGGCCCATGGCATCCAGGCTCACAAGGACGAGGCCACCGGGCTGAACATCCGTGACGCCTGGGTCAATCACCCCGATCATCCCATCCTGAAGGCCGCCATCCTTGAACGCTCCGTCTTCTTCGTCCTTCTGCCCTTCCTCAGGTTTGCCGGAGACGTTGGGATCCGAACCGTCGCTGCCGACATCAGCCGAGACGAGCAGGTCCACGTTGCGGTCCACCACATGGTGGCGTCAGAGCTGGGCCTCAAGCCCTCACCAAGCCTCAATTCTCTGCGGCGGGCAACCGTCGACTGGGTATTCACCCACCTAATTGGTCCAGGCCAGTTGGGATCAGACTTCTGGCTTGCCGCCTCCGACAGCCTCTTCGAGCGCGGCAAGGCCCCCGGACTTCAGGCCACCAGATCGGCACGCATGCCGGCGTTTTTCGAGGCATCCAACTGCGACCTGCCTTCCTATGGCTGACCCTCTCCACGTCCTTGTCGACGAACTGATCAAGGCCTTCCCGGACACCTACCCTCCAATCAGCCTTTCTGAGAAAGAGTTCGCCTTCCGCGCCGGGCAGGTGGATATTGTGCGGCGCCTCATCTCAGCCCGCGATAACTTCAACATCAACCGTGATCTGACTTAATACTTTCGCCTTCATTTCTATGTGTTTGTCCAGAGGCCAAAAACGCAGATCAGCTCCACCTCCTCCCCCACCTCCTTCTCCTGCACCCGAGCCTCCTCCCCCCGATCTGGGATTGACGCAGGCTCCAGCCTCTGGCAACCAAATCCAGCAGAGTATGGTTCTTCCTGGAGGATTGGGAACAATCGAGTCGGTCACATCCACCAATAAGTACACCGAGGCCCCTGCTTTGGATAGTCCGTTTGGTATGGAAAGCCAGCGGGTGAAAAGAGATAAGGCTCGCCTTTCCATTGCACCGTAGACTATGTGCCTATTTCGAAGTTCTTCTCGACCAACTCAACCAACTCCCGCCCCAGCAGTCGCAGCTGCTGATGCCAGGGCTACCGCCGCTAAAATGGCAACTCCTGCCTCTACCCCTGCACCAGCACCGCCAGCCCCGGTGCTTCCTTCATGGATGGCTGCATCACCAACAGGTGCAGGAATCATCCGCAGAACGGAAGAACAGCGAACCGCACCAAAGCAGGCCGCCCGGGGTCCGTCCCGTCTGCTCATCCCTCTCGCTGGGAGTAAGCCGTGAGGAGCCGTACTGCTGCATCCCGTTATGAGTATCTGACATCCGATCGCACCGAGTTTCTTGACTCGGCTCGTCTAGCCACAGCTTTATCTCTTCCGTACCTGCTCCCGCCCTCTGGGCATAGCGCAGGAAATAAGCTGCCCACTCCCTGGCAGTCAATGGGAGCCCGAGGGTGTAACGTCATCACCTCGAAGATTATGATGGCGTTGTTCCCTGTGAACACGTCGTTCTTCAAGCTCCAAGTCTCCGACGGGGAGTTCGTCGCCAACCCTCAACTCAATTCTAAGATTCGCTCTGAAGTCGATGCCAGTCTGGCAAAGATGGAGCGCATCGTCAACCAGAGCATCACGGGTGGCTTGGATCGGGTGATTCTGACCCAAGGCATCCGCCATAGTGTGGCCACAGGTAATGGCCTGCTGTTCGATAGCAAGGATGGGCTGAAGTTCTACCCACTCGATCGCTACGTTTGTGTCCGGAACGGTGTAGGCCTTCCGGTGGAGATCGTGACCGTCGAAGGAGTAGACCGCGATACATTGCCTGCCCGCTTCCGAGCCGACAAGAAGAATGTCAATGGGGTCCAGAAGGACGCTGCCGGCCCCTCAACGGTTGCCGAAGTCTCCCTCGAGGAGAATGAGGTTCTGGTCTACACATGGGCCAAGGTGACGGATGGCCAATGGCGATGGTATCAGGAGATTGATGGTATCAAACTCGAGAAATCCGAGGGACAGTGTCCTGCAGATGCTCCGGCCTGGATCCCCATCCGCTTCAATATCGTCGACGGTGAGAACTATGGCCGCGGACGAATCGAGGAGTTCGTCGGCGATCTCAAGAGCCTCGAGGGCCTGACCCAGGCATTAGTCGAGGGATCCGCAGAAGCCGTCAAGATTCGCTACCTCCTGAACCCTGGAGCTATTACAAAGCCTGATGCGTTTGCGACGGCTAAGAATGGTGACATCCTGGTGGGGCGGCCCGAGGACCTGGTGGCTGTGCAGCTTGGAAAGCAGGCTGATATGGCCACAGCCTTCCAGATGGCTCAGGCCCTGATCAAGTCCCTCTCCGAGGCCTTCCTGATCCTGTCCGTCCGCCAGTCGGAGCGCACCACGGCCGAGGAGGTCCGTGCGGTCCAGCAGGAGGTCATGGAGCAGCTCTCTGGCATCATGGGCACGCTCACCACCGAGGTAGCCGTTCCCTTCCTGAAGCGCCGGCTGTCTGTGCTCCAGCGCAAGGGCCAGCTGCCCAGGCTGCCCAAGGGTCTGGTGCTGCCCACCGTGGTTGCCGGCCTTGATGGTATCGGCCGGGGCCAAGATCGGGAAGCCCTGCTCCGGGTGGCCACCACCATCCAGCAGGCTTTGGGTCCTGAGGTCTTTGCCCAAAAGATAAACGTGAACGAGTTCATCAAGAGGCTCTTTACCTCTGATGGCATCGATCCTGTCGGACTGATTATTTCCCAGGAAGACCAAGACAAGGCCCATCAAGAAGCCCAAGCTGTTCAAATCCAGCAGTCCATAGTCGACCAGGCTGGGCAGCTGGTCAAAGCCCCCATGATGGATCCCCGTGCCAACCCCGATGTGCCCGAAGCGCTCAGCAACCTTGCCAACCCAGACTCCACCGCCCCTGGAGCTCCAGCCCAAGGGGGCCTCCCAGGAGAGCCAGGATGAGTCCCCGCCTTCCACTGATGCGACCATCGAGCTCACCATCCGCTCCACGGATCGCCCCGTCGTGGGCAAGCCAACAGTGAGAAATAGGGTAGCCAAGCCCCTCATTGGGGCACGGTCCCTCATCCGCACTCCCGGCCTGAACCAGATCCAGATGGTCGTCGCACAATCCCCCGAAACCAACCCATGACCGTCATTCACGACGAAATCGAAGAGAATCAGCGTCAAGCCCGGGAGCAGCAGTTCCTCGAGACCGGCAACCGCCTTGCCGAGGAGGAGGCCCGCCAGGAAGAGGCCGTCTTCACCAGGGCACGAGAGGCTCAGGAAGCTGAGCAGGGTGTCCTCCCTGAGAAGTACCAAGGCAAAACGGCTGCCGAGGTTTACGCTCTGATGCAGAAGGAGATCGCCTTCAAAGCCGAGCAGGCTGCCAAGGTCGAGGCCACTGAGGATGGCCCAGAAGGTGCCTCGGAGGAGACCACTGATGAGTCCCCCGCAGAGGAGGAATCAGAGGCCGAGACGGCCCTCAAGGATGCCTCTGAGGAGTTCTACAAGAACGAGGGTAAGCTCGACGAAGCCACCGTGGTCAAACTCGAGGCCCTGCCCAGTGCCGATCTGATCAGGGCGTGGCAGAAGCTGCAGTCTCAGGCTGAAGTTCAGGCCCCCATCTCTGATGCCGAGGCCCAGGAGATCGTCACCTCCGTGGGGGGCCAGGAGGCCTACAATCAGACCCTGGCTTGGGCGGCCGAGAACCTCTCCCCCGAGGATCGGGCCTCCTACGACCAGGTCATCAACTCCGGCAACAAGGCTGCCACAAGGTTTGCCGTGGAGGCCCTCACGAACCGCTACAAGGCGGCCGTGGGCTTCGATGGGGAGTCCGTCCCCGGCGGTAGGGTCAAGGCCCCTGGAGTCAAGCCCTATCGGTCTGAGGCCGAGCTGCGGCGTGACCTGTCCAATCCTCGCTACCAGCAGGATCCTGCCTTCCGCCTTGATGTGGAAGATCGGCTTGCCGCTTCAGGCGAGCTACTCTAATACAGAGGCCAGTCCCCTGTGCGTCCTTGAGGCGTCTCACGGCTGGTCCATCCAACACGCCAGATGGTGTACCCCGGGTTCGATTCTCGGGGCTGGTATTGGGTGGCACCCATTAACAGCCGAACGTTCGGTTGGACCCTCTGCGGAGGATAATCCATACCCGTTGATTCTTTGCGCTTCATATTTGACTGAGCTCAGTCGATCGGTTCACACCCCTTCGACTACAATTCCGTGACTTTTACCGTAACCCAACCCGGCCGCATTAATAAGGCCGGCGACCAACGCGCCCTCTTCCTCAAGCTGTTCTCCGGCGAGGTCTACGAGGCCTTCCGCAACGCCACGATCTTCAAGGACACCGTCCTCAACAAGCAGATCAGCAACGGCCGCTCTCACCAGTTCATCCACACTGGTCGGATTACTGCAGCCTACCACACCCCCGGTACTGCCATCCTGGGCTCTGGTGATCCCCCGTCCGCTGAGACCACGATCGAGCTGGACGACCTTCTGGTTGCCAGTGCCTTCGTGTACTCCCTGGATGAGGTGATCGCACACTACGATGAGCGCGGCCCTATTGCCCGTCAGATCGGCCAATCTCTGGCTGAGTTCTACGACCGGCGCATCGCCCGCACCCTGTCCCGCGCTTCTGGCCTTGCTGCGCCTGTGACCGGCGAACCTGGTGGCTTCCGCATCAACATCGGAGCTAACCAGGAATACAACGCCCAGGCTCTGGTTGATGGTTTCTTCGAAGCTGCTGCCCGCCTGGACGAAGTCTCCGCTCCCAAAGACGGCCGCTTTGCCTGCCTTGCGCCCCGGCAATACTACGCCCTGATCTCTCAGGTCGACACCAATATCCTCAACCGGGAGTATGGTAACAACCAGGGTGACCTGAACTCCGGTGAAGGGCTCTATTCAATCGCTGGCATCAAAATTCGTCGGTCCAACAACGTACCCTTCCTGGGTCGTTATGGCTCTGCATCAGGCTCTGCCATCGAGACCGACACTGCTGGCGGTTCGGGTACCTATGGCGCCCGCAACACCTATGGCGTGGCTGCCGACTTCAACAACAGCTGCGGCCTGATCTACCATCGGGATGCTGCTGCTGTGCTCGAGGGTATCGGTCCTGCCATCCAGACCACTGGTGCCGACACCAAGGTCATTTACCAAGGTGACGTGATCGTCGGTCGCCTGGCTATGGGTACTGGCCCTGTCCGCGTCTCCGTGGCTGGCGAGTTCCGCAACGTGGCCTAATCTCGTTTCATCTGGCCTGG